TAGAGGTACAAGATTTAATAAATGAGAACCTTAAAAAGAGTTATGAGAAGATGGCAGACATAGAAAAAGCTTTATGTGAATTAACCGAAAGAGAAAAGATGCTTATTAGACTTAGATATATTGATGGCATGAAGTGGGATGAGATAGCAGATAAAATGGTAGAGGATGAAATGGCTGACAAAGTTACACCAAGGACATTAAGGAGCTGGGATGCAATAATATTTGAGAAGTTTGAATAATTACTAAAACTTCCTATAACTTCCTACTAATACCTATAATTACTTTATATAATATAAGATGTGGAAATATATATTAAACCACTACAAGTCTTAGGATTCTGGTACAATGTGCAATTACTTTTATTCAGAATTCCTCCTTGAGCCTGGGTAGAGATGCCTGGGCTTTAAATATGTAGAGGTGATGGGATGGCTAAGGATTATGCAATATCATTTTATAAAAGTAAATCATGGCGGAAAGCAAGAGAGTCTTATTATAAATCTAAGTTTGGTTTGTGTGAAAGATGTGGAGAACCAGGAGATATAGTACACCATAAGGAGTATATAACACCGGAGAACATAAACGATCCTAATATAACTTTGGATTTTGATAATTTAGAATTACTTTGCCAAGACTGTCACAACAAGGAACATATTGGAACTACTGTAACACAGAAAGGGCTAATGTTTGATGATAATGGCAATTTGATAAAGATGGATGCCCCCCATGTTTGAAATGGCTGTATCGAAGTCGTGGACCGTACATCCCACAATCATTTAACGCACAGGTCATTTTCACATAACCCCCACCCCTAAAGAAAAGGTGATTTAGATGAACAAAGAAAAAGATAAATTAATTAATCGTGAGATAGGACGACTTACGAAATTATTTTATAATATAGACAAAAATAGAAGACTTACAACTAAAGGACTTATAGAAGAAGCTGCATTCATGCGGGTAACTCTTGGAGAACTCAAAGAGGAAATAAATAATAGAGGAGTAGTTGATGAAATGCCCCAGGGAGACTATTCAATTTTAAGAGAACATCCTGCGGTCAAAACATACAACACTATGATACAAAGATACTCTAGTATTACTAAACAACTAACGGACCTATTACCAAAAGACAAGATCGAGGAAGAGGAAGATCCTTTTGAAGATTTTATCAAGATGAAAGCGAAATAATGGGAATAGAAAAGATTAATTACCCGGCAGACTATAATCCGATAGTAGAATACTACAACTGGATTAATAAGAACAAGAAAAATAGGGAAAGAACCTCGACAAAGGTCCGTAAAGTATATGCTGAATTAGTTAGGATAATAAACAACCCTAAATCACAATGGGAATATGATCCAGATAAAGCAAAGCATGCAATTTTATTTATTGAGAGATTTTGCAGACATTCAAAAGGTAAATTAGGCGGGAAACCATTCATACTAGAATTATGGCAAAAGGCTTTAGTAGCTGCAACCTTTGGAATGGTTCATAAAATAGATGGAACAAGGAAATATCAAGAAGTAATACTAATAGTCGGAAGAAAAAACGGTAAATCGACATTAGCTGCAGCAATAGGGCTATACTTACAAATGGGAGACGGAGAACCTGGAGCCGAAGTATATGCATGTGCTACTAAAAGAGACCAGGCTAAAATAATATGGCTAGAAGCTAAGAGAATGGTTAAGAAGTCGAAAGTATTAGCGAAAAGGATGAAACCCTTAGTAGCTGAAATAAAATGCGACTTAAACGATTCTTTTTTTAAACCACTAGGTAGAGACTCCGACACACTAGATGGATTAAACGTACATGGAGCACTACTGGATGAAATACATGCTTGGAAAGATAAAAACTTATACGACGTAATAGTAGATGGAACATCATCAAGAGAAGAACCACTTGTATTTGTAACTTCTACAGCAGGGACAATAAGAGAATCAGTATACGACCAGAAATATGATGAATCAGAACAAGTAATTAACGGATACGAAGATCCTGACGGTTATAAAAACGAAAGAATGCTCCCGATTATATATGAACTAGACAAAAGAGAATATTGGCAGAAAAAAGAAAAATGGTATCAAGCCAATCCAGGATTAGGAACAGTAAAGAGATTAGATCAACTAGAAACAAAAGTTAGTAAAGCAATGGCTAATCCAATGCTTGTAAAAAACCTCTTATGTAAAGAATTTAATATAAGAGAAACAACATCAGAAGCTTGGCTAACATTTGAACAGCTAAATAACACAGCTCAATATGAATTAGAAGTATTAAGACCGAGGTACGGAATAGGAGGAGTGGACTTATCATCTACTACCGACTTAACATGTGCAACGGTTATTTTTATGGTACCAAACAACAAAACTATATTTGTTAAGCAAATGTATTGGTTACCAGAAGATTTACTAGAGCAAAGAGTCAAAGAAGATAAGATACCATATGACAAATGGAAAGATATAGGTTTATTAAGAACTACACCAGGTAATAAAGTGCATTATAAATTTGTTACCCAGTGGTTTATAGAAGTACAAAACAAATCAGATATATATATACCTTGGATTGGGTATGACTCGTGGAGTGCTGATTATTTCGTAGAGGAAATGAAAAATTTCTTTGGTCAAGACAGCATGGAAGCAGTTATCCAGGGAAAGAAAACTTTATCAGGACCAATGAAGTCGTTAGGAGCAGATTTAGAAGCTAACAAGATTAATTACAACAACAATCCAATCTTAAAGTGGTGCTTATCGAACACTGCTATTGAAATAGATAAAAACTTGAATATACAACCTTCTAAAACAAAGAATCAAAGAAGAAGAATAGACGGGTTGGCAAGTTTATTAGATGCTTATGTAGTTTTAGAAAGACATTACGAAGATTACGTGAATTTAATATAGGAGGTGATTCATCTGGGTTTATTAGATAGATTCAAAAAGAACTTTATAAAAGTATCGACATATCGATTGATAACCGACGTAGGAGAGGGTTTTTATTCTTGGAATGGAAATTTATATCAATCTGATATAGTAAGGGCGGCAATTAGACCAAAAGCACAAGCCGTAGGAAAGGCAATAGGTAAACATGTAAGAGAATTTGAAGGCGGTGTAAAAATTAACCCCGAGCCTTATATTAGATTTTTACTAGAAGAACCCAATCAATATATGACGGGTCAAATGCTACAAGAAAAAATGACAGTTCAACTAATGCTAAACAATAATGCTTTCGCTTTAATTCAAAGAGATGAAAATGGATTCCCTAATTCGATTTATCCAATTAGCTCTAGTAATGTAGACGCACTTCAAGATGAAAGAGGTGAGTTATACTTACGTTTTTTAATATCTGGAAAATACTACACTTTTAAGTACAAAGACATAATACATTTAAGAAGAGACTTTAACAGTAACGACATTTTTGGAGATAATCCAGCAGAAGCTTTAACATCCTTGATGGAGGTTGTTAATACAACAGACCAAGGGCTAGTAAAAGCAATAAAAAATTCAAACATAATAAGATGGCTCTTGAATTTTAATCAAAATATGAGGCCAGAAGATCTAAAGAGACAAACAAAAGATTTTGTCGATAGCTTTCTAAACACCGAGACGTCAGAAAGTATAGGAGCTGCTGCAACAGATGCTAAATTTGAAGCAAAGCAAGTAGAACCCAATGACTATGTTCCTCATGCTACTCAAATGGATAGAACTACGAAAAGAATTTTATCTTTCTTCAATACAAACGAAAAAATAGTCCAATCAAATTATACAGAAGACGAGTGGATATCTTATTATGAAGCCGAAGTCGAACCAACTATCATGCAATTGACAGGGGAGTACACTAGAAAAATATTTTCAAGAAGAGAAAGAGGGTTTGGTAATAAAATAGCATTTGAAAACTCTAATTTAACATTTGCGAGTATGCAAACTAAGTTAAAACTAGTTCAATTTGTAGACAGAGGAATAATGTGTCCAGACGAAGTTAGAGGAATATTAAATATGATGCCAGTTCCAAATGGTGAAGGCAAGAAATTTATCAGAAGATTAGATACCGCAGAAATAGAAGGAGGTGATGAGGATGAATAAAATAAGAATATCAGGAACCATTGTAGGGAATAACGATAAATGGGTCTATGAGCTTTTTGATATGGAGTCTTTTTGTCCAAATGACCTCTATGACAAAATTAAAGAAAACGAAGAACTAAATATTGAAATTAATAGTAGCGGTGGATATGTTTATCCTGCAAGCGAAATCTATACTGCACTTATACAACACACAGGAGAAGTGAACATAACAATAACAGGAAGAGCCGCAAGCGCCGCAAGTGTCATAGCCATGGCAGGTACAACAGTAAAAATAAGCCCTACAGCACAAATAATGATACATAATGCATCAGCTGTAGGAGAGGGTGACTATAGAGACTTTGAACATTACGCAGAGCAGTTGAAGAAAACAAATGACACTATAGCGAATGCCTACATGCTAAAAACAGGGTTAAGCAAAGAAGAACTATTTGATCTTATGGATGTAGAAACCTGGTTAACACCAGATGAAGCTTTAGAAAAAGGTTTTGTAGATGAAATATTAAACAAAAAGGAGGAAGATAAAAAATATAACCTTGTAGCAAGTAATGCGAACATAATACCACAAGCTATCATAGATAGAATTAAAAGCTCTAAAGAGCAAGAGAAACTAAATATATTAAAATTGAAGGAGATGTAAATAGAATGGATAAAGAAAAATATTTAGAAACAAGAGGTAAATTATTAGATGAAGCACAAAATTTAATAAATGAAAACAAATTAGATGAAGCGGCGGAAAAAAGAAAAGAAATAGAAAAATTAGATTCAGATTTTCAAGAAGCTTCTAAAGAAAAAGCGAATTTAAAAGCTCTAGAAAGCAACAATAATGCTATAAACTTAGAAAACAATAATGTAAGTGAAAAGGGGGAAATTAAATTGGTAGATAGTATAGTTCAAGACAAAAAAATCAATTATGAAGACGTATTTGCTAAGTTTGCTCTTAAAAGAGAATTAAACAAGCAAGAAATCGAAATATTTAATGAGTATAACCCTGAAAATGCTTATACTCACAATACTACTAATACAGAAATAGTAATACCTGAAACAGTAGTAGCAGGCATAGAAGAAAAGATGGTAGAGCTACATCCAATCTTAGCCGACGTTAGAAGTACAAAGATAAAAGGTACTGTAAAATATGTTAAGCATACTGATATTCCAGCAGGTGATGCAGATTATTATGATGAAGCAACTCCTACAGCAGATGAAGAAAACACCTTTGGAGAATTGGTACTTGGTGGCAAAGAACTTTCTAAAGCAGTAACAGTTACTTGGAAGCTACAAGCTATGTCTGTATCAGAATTTGTTCCTTTCTTAAAAGCAGAGCTAGGAAGAAGAATGGGATATGCAAAAGCCAGAGCATTCATAAGAGGTGCAGGAGATACATCTTATCCTGAAGGAGTTATAACTTCTATTGATGCCGAAGTAGATACACCGCAAAAGGTAGAGTATGATCCAGCTACAGGAATAGCTTACAAAGATCTTACTACCGCTATGTCAAAAATTAAATCAATGTATATTAGTGGTTCAAAAATATATGCTAACAATAACACAGTTTGGACCCTTCTTGCTAACATTAAAGATGCAAATGATAGACCTATATTCGTTCCGGATGTTACTTCAGGTGGAGTAGGTAGGATATTTGGATTGATAGTGCTAGAAGAAGATGGATTAAATGATGGAGAAGTATTAATTGGTAACATGGCCGAAGGATATAAAGAAAACCAACAAGAACCTATGAGATTAGTAACTGAACAGCATGCTAAAGCTAGAAATACTGATTTTGTGGGATATGAAGTTCATGATGGTGGAGTATATGACAATAAGGCATTTGCTTATATCACTGAAACTGTAGTTTAAGAGTTGATATGAGATGGACTACAAAATTATAAAGAATTTTAGAGATAAAATCACCGGCGAGATACATAAAGTCGGTGATATTATCTCACGTGATGAAAAGAGAGGGCCCGAGTTAATAGAAGCAAACGTAGTTGAGACATTAAACGACGGAGGACCTTCAGATTACGAAGACAAATATCCACTAAGCAAAGAATATTTGTTGAGTTTGACTAAAAAAGAACTTAAAGAATTACTAAATAAAAAAAATATAGATTATAAAGCAAGTGCTCTAAAAAAGGAGTTAATAAAACTGTTGCAAAGAGGTGATTAAATGGCATTACTAGATGAAGTAAAAACTGCATTAAGGGTCGATACAGCAGAATTAAATGATGAAATTCAAGGCATGATAGATACTGCTAAAAAAGATCTTAATTTATCGGGCGGATATGCAGATAAACTAGTAGAAACTGATTCATTTATAAAAACAGCCATAAAAACATACTGCAAAGCTCATCATGGATATGACGATCCTAAATTAAAAGAACAACTTCAAAAGTCATATGAATCAATGAAGCAAAGTATAGCAATGGCTCAAGAGTATGCTTATTATGAGGTAACATTTAATACTGGACAACAGTGCAAAGTAACTTTTGATGGTAAGGTTAAAGAAACTGACAGCTCAGGGACTGCATTATTCTATACTAGAGCTAAAAACCATATATATTATTCTTATTTAGATGTAACAGGATATATAGATGTTGATTCAGATGTTACGGTAGGTGGTGCATAATGAACCCTAGATGGATGGATAGTAGAATAACCATATTGGACCCAGAGTTTACAACTGAAAACGAACTTGGAGAAAAAGTTAAAACTACTAGAGAGGTTGCGACTATATGGGCCAGTGTTTTGGCTTTGCGAGGGAAGGATTACATTGAATCTCAAAAAACAAGATCAGAGCTATCATACAAGGTCACCATAAGACATAGAACGGATTTACATCCCGCTATGATAGTAAGACATAAAGACAAGGAACTTGAGATCCAGGCGGTAATTGAACTAGGAAGAAATGCAGGAATAGAATTAATGTGTGTTGAAAAAAATGTAGATAATAATTAAGGCGGTGATGGCATGGTAACTTTAAAAGAATTAAAAAAGGCAATAAATGATGTCGTTAAAGCTGAATTCTCAACTATAGATATTCATGCAAATGATGTGGAGGAAGGTTTTGAAAGGCCTTCTTTTTTTACTGATTTTGATTTTACTTACCGTAGAGATTACTCAGGTTGCTTTATGAGAGAAGCTACAGTGATTATATACTATTTCCCTACAAATAGGAACGAGTATAAATTAGAGGTTTTAGAAGTTCAAGATAAACTAGAAAACGCAATAAGAAAAGGATTTGCAGTTGGAGGAAGGCATCTCCATATAATGGATGATATTGAATCCGAGGTAATAGATAAGGTGCTTCAGGTATCATTTGAACTTGAATATTATGATGATACTGGGGAAGCTTCAGAAACATTACCTAAGATGGAGGAGTTGGAATACAATGGCAACTAGCTTTGAAATAGATGATAGCGAACTTGATGAATGGTTTGAAAAACTAGAATACTTTGAAAATCATTTCCCTAAAGAAACAAGAAGAGTTATGGGAAGAGTTGGAACCAAAGCTAAAAACATAGTTAAAAAAGAGGCTAAAAGTCGAGTTAAGAAAAAAACAGGAAACTATTTAAGGTCTATTAAAAGAGGGAGAACTTTTAAGTCCCGAGCAGATGAGTGGACTGTGAGAGTTTATTCAAACGCACCACATTCTCACTTAATAGAAAGAGGTCATAGAGTCGTAGTAAATGGCAAAGAAGTAGGTTATGTAAAAGGTAAAAACGTTTTTAAAAGAGCAGGAAGAGAAATAGAATCAAACTACCACGAGATGGTAGCAGAAGAAATGGATAAAGAACTCAAAAAAATATAACAAGGAGTTGAAAACATGGGTCTACCACAAATAGATATAACATTTAGCACCTTAGCTGTATCGGCTGTCCAAAGATCACAAAGAGGAATAGTCGCTCTGATTCTTAGAGATGATACAACAGGTGACGTAGTAAACGAATATAAAATAGTAACAGATGTAGTAGCTGATGAATGGACCAGTGATAATTACGACTATATAAAACAAGCATTTAAAGGGGTTCCATCAAAGGTTATAGTAATCAGAGGTGCAACAACTGATACAGATTATACAGACCAATTATCATTACTAGAATCTAAAAAATTCAACTGGTTAGCTATCCCCGAAATTGAAACTGTGGATTCTTCTACAGTAGCAAGTTGGATAGGAACTATGAGAGATAACGGAAACATGTTTAAAGCAGTACTTCCTAATGAAGCAGCAGACAGTGAAGCAATTGTAAACTTTACAACTGAAGGAATAGTAGTAGGACTTGAAACTTACACAGCATCTGAATATACAGCAAGGATGGCTGGTATATTTGCAGGTCTTGCACTTGACAGGTCGGCTACATACTACGAACTTGCAGAAGTTGATGATTTCACAGAATCATCTGATCCAGGTGCAGATGTAGATGCAGGTAAATTAATCTTGATTAAGCAGGACGGTAAAATCAAGATAGCAAGAGGTGTAAACAGTTTAGTAACTACAAGCACAGAAAAATCAGCAATATTTAAGAAAATCAAGATAGTTGAAGGCATGGATTTAATCAAAACGGATATCCAAAGCACTTTCAATGATGAGTACGTTGGCAAAGTGAACAACAGCTACGACAACCAGGTGCTGTTTATAACAGCAGTTATGGCTTATATGAAGGGTCTTGAAGGTGATGTATTAGATCCTAATTACGATAATACTGTAGGAATAGATGTAGAAGCTCAAAGATTGGCTTGGGAAGGTATCGGAACTGATACTACCGAATGGGATGAGCAGGATGTAAAAGAAAATGCATTCCAGTCAAATGTATACCTTGATGGCAACTTGAAGTTTTTAGATGCTATGGAAGATTTGACTATGTCAATACTACTGGTGTAAGGAGGTATGTATAAATGGATGCTAAGAATATTATAAACGGAACATTTGGAACTTTATGGGTAGACAACGAGCCTTGGTTAGATGTTGAATCTTTTGAAGCTGTGGTAAATGTAGACTATGAAGATGTGAACATGGCAGGTAACCTTGCAACATTTAAAAAGCAAACAGGGTGGAACGGCACAGGTAGCATGACTATTAAAAAAGTTTATTCCAGAATGACTAAGAAGATGGCAGAAGGAGTTAAAAAAGGACAGACTCCAAGAATGAAGCTTGTAGGTAAACTTGCAGACCCTGATGCTTTTGGAGCAGAAAGAGTAGCGATATATGATGTAACAATGGACTCTTTCACACTTATGAAGTTTGAACAAAAAACTAACTTATCAGAAGATGTTAGCTTTGCCTTCAGCGACTACGAACCAGTAGATACTATATAGGAGGCGATTAAATGAGTAAGAAATTAACAGTTGAGCAACTTATAGCTCAAAAAGAGAAATTACAAAAGAAAAAGCAAAACACGTTGACATTAGAAGTCGATTCACTTGACGGAGAAATAATTGTTAAAGCACCAACCAATGCATTACTTCTTGAAGCTCAAAACATGGGTCAAGAAGATGCAACAAAGGCTGACGTTTATTTAGTGTATCAATGCATGGTAGAGCCTAACTTGAAAGACAAGAAGCTTCAGGAGGCTTTTGATTGTGTTGAACCTATGGATGTAGTAAATGAAATATTTATGCCTGGTGAGGTAGCATCTATAGCAGATAAAATAATGGGCTTAGGCGGCTTTGGAAATGGTGTTCATCTAAAAAACTAATAAGTAGTGATGTTGATTTGTATTTCCTTCATCACTACATACAAAGAGGACATAATATAAAAGATCTATTAGAACTGAGCCATGCGGAGAAAATATTTATGATTGAAAGCATGGTTCTTTTCTATGAAGAAGAAAGTAAGAGGTGGGGTAAGAATGAGCAAAGCGATTGAAAGACGTATGGTCCTTAGAGACCAGGTAACCCCTACAATGAAAAAAATATCTAAAAGCAATATGAAGTACAAGAGCAATCTTAAAAACTTGCGTAGGACAGGAAGTCGTACTTGGTGGAGTTTGAAACGTAACATGATGGGAGTTGTATTTGCAGGACTTGCTTTGGCTAAATCTGTTTTAGCTGTAAGGGATATGGAAGAAGCATACACCGACCAAGTTGAAGCAGTTGCTAAGTTGGAGGCAGTATTCAAATCAACAGGTAAGGCAACAGATGAACAGGTGGCTTCACTTCAAAGTTATGCAGCTGAACTTCAAAAGGTTGGAGTAGTAGGAGATGAAGTATCTATAGCAGGAATGCAACAGCTTGCTACTTTCAATGTTACTTCAGATACAGTTGAAACTCTTTCAGCAGGCATGATGGATTTAGTAGCACAGCAAAAGGGAATGAATGCTACTCAAGAAGATGCAGTTAATATATCCAACATGGTTGGTAAGGCTATGATGGGTCAGGTAGGCTCACTTTCAAGAGTTGGTATAACCTTTAGTGATGCTCAAGCCGAGGTATTGAAATACGGTAGTGAATCTGAGAAAGCCGCAGTAATGGCACAGGTTCTTCAGCAAAATGTCGGCGGGGTTAATGCTGCTTTAGCTGCTACTGATGCAGGACAAGTTCAACAAGTTAAAAATACTATAGGAGACCTACATGAAACCTTAGGGCAAACAGTCGTAAGAATTAAAGGAGCTTTTGCGAGAGCCTTTAACGAAAACCTACCAGCAATAGAAGCTAAGGTTAATGCAGTAGCTGATGCTATCAATAGATGGGTTGATGAAGGTGGAGTCGAAAGTTTAATTGAAACTTTTGGAATTGTAAAACAAACTTTAAGCGATTTGATGCCTGTATTTGCTTTAGCAGCAGGAGCTTTGGCTTATTATAAGGTTCAAGCTATGTATGCAGCAATAGCACAAAATGGATTAAATGCTGCAATGATGGCAAACCCAGTAGGATTTGTTATAGGAGCTTTAATGGCACTTGTAACAGTTATAGTTTTAGTTAGAAAACATCAGGACTTTTTAAAGCTTAAATTTATGACAAGCTGGAACGCTATATCAGGAAGTATTGAAAATGGTGTAAATGGGATGATAGGCGGTCTTAATTCTATGCTTAGCGGAGTAGATTACTTTACAAGTAGTGTAGAGTACTTCTTTAAAAGTATGTGGAACTCAGTTATAAAGTATTCAGAACAAAAGATGCAGGACTGGATAAAACCTATTAATAAAGTATTAGACTTCTTAGGTAAAGACACAATTAAATTAAACTTTTCAGCAGCACAGGTTGATGCAGTAACTCCTACATACTCTAAAAAAAGCTATATCGACGAAATAAAGGTTAAGCAGTTTTCAGATGACAAAATATCTGCAGTTGAAGAAGCTAAGAGAAAGAAAGAAGAAAAAGAGCTTGAAGATAATACTAAGGCAATGGCTGCACTTAGTGAAAACTTAGAAACTAACACCGATGCAGTATCAACTAATACTGAAGCCTTGAAGTCATCAAGTAGAGACATGACCGGAGAACAGATAGCAGACAAGCTGATGCCGAGATTGGAGAGGGTAGTTTATGGTTAAGATATATCTCTCAATAAACAACAACGAAGAAGTCATACTACTGCCGGTAACTCCAGAAGAATACGAAATATCAGAACCCTGGAATAATCAAGAAGTCGAAGGACTAAACCAGGTAATGAACATAATTCAAACCAAAGGCTTATCTTCACTATCAATAGAAAGCTTTTTCCCTTCAAAAGATTATCCTTTTTTACTTAGTAGGGATATGTGGGGAATGGAATACGTTGAGACCATAAAAAGATGGAGAGAAAGACGAGTACCACTAAGACTGATAATAACCAATGATGGTAAAGCTGAAATAAATATGGCAGTGACTATAGACAATTTTACTTATTCAAAAGACAAATCGGGTGATATTAAATATAAGTTAGATCTAAAGGAATTCAAGTTTGTGGAGGTGGTGTAATGTTTACAGTAAAACTTGTAAAAAACGACGGTAGTAGGATAGTAGACATTACACCTATCACAAATAAAATAAGCTGGGATAGTGATTTATCTCTAAAGTCGGTAATAGAGTTTGGGATTAACTGGGGAGATGCAAGGTACATACCCAATAACCCGGTGGAAATAGGAGACTTAATCATCATATATTCAGACGATGAAGAAGTAAACAGAGGAATAGTAGTAACAGAAAAAAGAGCCGGAAGAAGCCCGGTGTCTTACACAGCTTATGATTACGGCTGGTACTTAGGAAAGTCAAAAAGTGTCTATCAATTCAATGGAATAAGTGCAAGTAAAGCAGTAAAGAAAATACTAAACGATTTTGGAATACCAATAGGAAATATAGCATCAATGCCGGCAGTAGTTTCAAAAGTATATATCCAGAAAACACCGGCTGAAATAATGACGGATTTAATCAACATTCATGAAAATCAAACAGGACAGAGAATGTATACAGAACTAAGAAAAGGACGTATATATATTGAAAGAATGACCGACATGGAAACAATAGGAACATTTCAACTTGCAAGCAATATAGCTCCTAACAACATCTTAGACAATCCTTTAGGAGCAGAAAAAACAAGCACTATAGAAGACATGAGAAACCAGGTTAAAATCATACTAAGTAAAAACGACAATTATGAGACCGTAGCACTGGCTCAAGACATTAATACAGGGTCAAAATACGGGCTTTTAGAAGAAGTTTTCAAGATAGATGAAGAAGACGTAGCAAAAGCAAGACAAGTGTCTAAAATCCTACTTGAAAGGCTCAATAAAATACACGAAACAAATAAAATATCTTTGATGGGAGACCCTAAATTCAAAGCAGGAAGAATATTCAACGTATACGAACCACTTACTAAAATGCAGGGTAAGTACATGATAACAAACTGCTCACACACAGTAGCAGGAGGCTATCACGTTATGGATTTAGTTCTCACATTGCCGGAGGATATAGCATGAGTACAAATATAGAAAAGTTAGCTCAATTATTTAAAGAGCGAAATAATCCATACATAATAAATGCAACAACAGGAAAAGTAATATCAGCATCACCTCTAAAAATACAATGGGGTAAAAACATCATAATAGAAGAAGAAAACCTTGTAGTAGCTAACATACTTAAAACAGGCTTTACGGTTACGTACACCGACACAACCATAGAAACATCAACAGACAGAAGTTTGACGATTAAAAATCCACTCGAAGTTGGAGATGAAGTTATATTGATTCCTGATACCGACTTCAAGAAATTCTATGTTATAGATAAGGTGGGATAAAATGCTACCAGAAATATCAAAACTACAATTTGAAACTACAGATGTAATAGAAGAAAATCAAGTCTATGACACCTTTGATTGGAACTTTAAAACAGGTGATTTTGAGCTTATAGACGGACGATTGATAGAAGTAGAAGAACTTGACTATATAAAAGTTTGGATAGAAAAAATTCTAAGGACAAGAAACGACCTTGAAATATATACTACCTACGGCTCAGGACATCATGATTTGATTGGTACTGTATATGATAGAGACTTCGTTCAAGCAGAAATAACTAGAATGGTTAGAGAAGCTCTATCAAAAAACGATGCAATAGAAGAAGTAGGAGAAGCGACAGTGGAATTTGAAGGCTCAATGTTAACTATTAATTTTAAAATAAATACTATATATGGAAGCATGGAGGTGAGTGTATGAAAACATTCAGTGAATTAATATCATCACTGCTAAACTATATACCTGATAAATACGATAAGACAGAAGGAAGTTTTATATATGATTCAGTATCTCCAGTTGCTAAAGAATTAGAAATATCATACCAGAACTTAGATAAAGTATCAGATAAGCTTGATATAGAAAATCTCGAAGGTGATGAGCTTGAACAATATGTATATCAAAGAACAGGAATAGAAAGATTATCAGAAACTTATGCAACAGGTGAACTTACAGTATTGGGAAATGGAACTGTAACAGAAGGAGATCTATTCGAAACTGAAAGCGGAATCCAATTCGAAGCAACTGAAACAGTAACTATTACAGAAACTGGAACAGTAAATATAAAAGCAGTAATACCAGGTCCTAGTGGAAACGTACCAGCAGAACAAATCACATTGATGCCTATCACCATATCAGGAATAACAAGTGTATCAAATCCTGAAGCTACATCAAATGGTTTTGAAGCTGAAACAGATGAAGCTCTTTTAACAAGATATTATGAGAGAAGAAGAACACCAGCTACAAGTGGAAACAAAGCTCACTATGTTAATTGGGCCAAAGAAGTAGCAGGAGTAGGAGGAGCAAAAGTATTTCCTTTATGGAATGGAGATAATACTGTAAAGATAAGAATAATAAATGCAGATAAACAACCTGGAAACTCTACACTGGTTGATGATGTTCAGGAATACATAGATCCATTAAGCGAAGGTAAAGGTGAAGGTCAAGCACCTATAGGAGCTTATTGTACTGTTGAAAGTGCTGTAGCCTTAAATATAAATGTAGAATTTACAGTAGTTAAAGATACTTCAGTAGATGATCCAACTAGACAAATAAATGTAGAAAATAACATTACTGAATATCTGAAGAGTATAGCTTTTGTAAAAGATTACGTTGACTACGGTAGTGTAGGAGCCGCTATATTATCTAGTGAGGGCGTAGAAGGTTATAGTAATCTAACTATTAATACTGGAACATCAAATATATCTATAGCAGATACAGAAGTAGCAGTATTAGGGACGGTGACTATTAATGAATAAACCTTTGATAGAATACCTACCATCCTTTATGCAGAATTCTAAAACATATGAAGCAATATTTGGAGCAGATGAAGCAGAACTTATTGAATTTGAAAACTCTATAGAAGATTTAGAACTTCAATTAAATATTGATACAGCTACCTGGGCTCTTGAAATATATGAAAAAGATTTAGGTATTAAAACAGATACATCAAAGTCACTTTATGAAAGAAGATCAGTAATTAAATCTAAAGAACGAGGTACTGGTAAAGTTGATGCGGATCTAATTAAAAAAGTAGTTGATGCATATGCTAATGGTGATGCTGATGTAAATTTTAACGACATTATATATATTACTTTTACTAGCGTATTGGGTAGACCTCCAAATTTAGGGGATTTGACGAATGCAGTAGAAGAAATTAAACCTGCTCATCTAGCTGTTGAATATCTGTATAAATACTTGGTAATAGCACATATAGACGAAACTATGACGATAGAGGAAGTAGAAACACAACCATTAACAAATTTTGCACCATTCGAACCAATCTTATAAGGAGGTATTAATATGGCAGGTAATACACCAATATTGGACCTGTATAAAAAAGACCCAGCTACTGACGGAGCAGATACTTTTAATGTAAAAACTATGATGAATGATAACTGGGACAAAATAGATGTTGCTCACGGAGCACACTTGAATCACAATATGCCCCATATGGTAAATGACCTAGACAACTCAAAAACCTACAGATGGGGATTAAGAATACAAGACGGGAAAACACAGTTTATTTACGAGGAGGTAATATAATATGTCAAACGCTTTTAATTTACCTACGTTTGAACAATTTGAAGAAATAGTAAAGAGTTTGCAAAAAATGGCAGATAGTCAACCTATAGATGATTTCTCTAATTCACCTGGTGGGAAATATATAATTAAAGGTGATAGGAATGCAGGGTTTTATGATGTGGTCCAAGCATCTGAATTTATTGATGGGAATGCATTAGCATCTGCATTAGGAATTACATCTGGGTCAAGCTACAAACCAGATAGCCCATGGGTCAAGTTTAGCCTAGATGGTAGAGTGGGTTTTTTCCCTATACTACCGCTTAGACATTCAATCACTTGGGATGCCATATACTATGCAGGGGCAGTCCATGGAGATGGCTCGATAGGAGTTCTACCACCAGAAGGAAGGCTTGGAACTGAATTAGAAATAACTGGTGCTAATACCATTACAACAACGGGACATTTTTTAGGCGGAAAATCAAGTGCTAACGATTACTATGATGATGTTGGAAGTGCAGGAGATACAATAGTACTTGCTGGATGGGATAATGCAGTTAACAACGGAGAATTTACTATAGATACAATAACAGATACTACTATTACAATAGTAGAAGGTGGGCTTTTAGCAGAAGTTGGAGATAGGGGTTCCAAATTATGGCCGAAAGCTAATGAAGTTACACAAGACGCAGAAGTTACAATAAACGGATTAGTGTATCAAGTTAGATTATTTAAAGGTTTCGATGAAGACCCTATGAATTCATTTGCAGATGCAGACAGAGGTGCAGTAGGTGCAGGCTCAGAATGGAATAAGATAGTATTACCGCTCCACGAAAAAGCAAAACTTCAAAACTGGTCTTATCCAGAATATGCAGGAACGACAGAATATTGGGAGACTGATTTGAGCGATAATGATATGATACTACACTATGATTTTGGCTTAGGTTCATATAGATGGACGCAAGAAGTTAGAGATGACGACCAAACCTTTAGGCGTGGCTCCCGTGGCGGTGGTGGTGCTTCTTACGCGCCTGCGCATATGTCTTGGTATACGTATTCGTATTATGGTTGGTGCCCGGTTTTGATATTAAAAAATTCATAATGCTACACACTGAGCACTAGAGTGAAAGCCCCGACGAAGGTCGGGGTGGAACGATTATAGGAGGTGATGAATATAGGTTACAACATCAATGACTTGAAAGTTTACAAAAAGACTGAAAATCTACTCTATGAATTCTATCCAAAATTAATAAATTATCCAAAGGCTGAAAAGTATGCACTATGCCAGCAGATTAAATCTGAATTTTATGAAGTATTAAAATATATCTCATTAGGCAATAGCGTTAAATCAAAAAGAAGGACCTATCTCCAAGAAGCCGATGGACATTTACAGATTCTAAAAGTATTAATGAAGCTATCCAGGAATCAAAAATATATTTCATTAAACCATTTTAAGAATGTAGATTTAAAGTTAACCGAAATAAACAAACTGCTATCAGGATATATAAAATCAAAGAAATAAATACATAGGGATTTAACTGAACTTTAGGCGTGGCAACCGTGGCAATAATGGTGCTTCTAACGCGAATGCGAATAATTCTTGGAATACGAATTCGAATAATGGTTGGTGCCCGTGACCTGGTATAATCATTACCACTACGATTGATAAGATTACGGTTTTATCAACGAGACTTGATTAATATCAAGAGAGTTAAATTCCTTCACCAGCGAATGGTGTAAACACATAAACAAAGGCATAATGCTTAGTACTTACAGGAGGAACACCAGATATGTCGACATTATTTGACAGAATAACAAGTGAAGATAATCTTTACACAGCATACAAACAAACATTAACAGGCAAAAGCAAATACAATAAAGATGCAATGATATTTACTAGAGACGAAACTTATAATTTAAGAAAATTAAGATACCAATTAATAAATGATACCTATGAATTTGATGACTATATTAAATTCTATGTATATGAGCCAAAAGAAAGACTTATCCATGCTCCGCATTTCAAAGATAAAATAGTACAAATTGCAATGAATAACGTACTAAAAGAAATATATTTCCCTACTTTTATACACGATTCATATTCTTGTATAGATTATAAGGGAACTCACAAATGCGCAGCTAAAATACAAAAGAATCTAAGAAAAGCAAAATGGATGTGGGACAATCCAGTAATATTAAAGTTAGATATTAAGAAATTCTTTTATAGTATCAATAGAGTTATATTTAAAAAGATACTGCCAGTTAAAATATTATGCAATAGGACATTGAATTTATTCTACAAGATAGTAGATAGTGCTGATAGGATAAGCAAGAAAGGCTTACCCTTAGGCAATACATTAAGTCAATTAGGTTCCAATATAGATATGACACCGTTTGATAATTTTATTAAAAGGAAGAATAGTATTAAATTTTATGTCAGGTATGCAGATGATATGTTTTTAGTATTAGAAAATAAACAACATGCTAAAGAAATGCTTGAAAAGAGCGAAATATTTTTAAATAAAAAATTAGATCTAAAGCTAAATAAGAATAAAAGCAAAATATTTCCATTGGCCCAAGGCGTAAATGGAATAGGATATAAAATATACACAACACATATGCTTCTAAGAAATGATAGCAAGAAAAGGGTAAAGCGAAAACTAAAGGCAATGCCCAAATTAATACGCGAAGGCAGGATGACACCGGAGAAAGCACAGCAAATGCTCAACTCATGGAAAGGTCATGCGGATTATGCTAACAGCTATAACTTCTATAAAAAGCTAACAAATAAGTTTAATTTCTTAGAACTTGAAAACGATAAATTTAAAATAAAGGAGAGTGAGATACTTGCTATATGAAAAAAACAATGAGCTCCAATTAGCTGATAAAAAAGTAACCTACACTGAACGCGGGGAAACAAAAGAAAAATATATAGGGCTAGAAGGTGAACAGTGGTGGAACGACATTGCAACTAAGCACGAGCATATCAATATAGTAGAAATAACAGAAGTTACTTACACCAGTGAGCAGTTAGCTAGGTATGAAGAAATAAAATCTTTAAAAAGCGATATAGACGAGCTTAAAGAATATGTTCTAAACGGAACAGTTGAAACAGTAAAAGTAGATGAAATCAAAACTATCACTGAATTGAAACTCAAAAAGGAAAACGAAGAGCTTGAAGGGGTACTTACGGAACTCACACAATTGCTCGCTGATAAAGGGGTGATATGGTAATGAAATATGAAAAGTTAAAAAAATTTGTAGACAAGAAGAAAATCAAACCTAAAGAAAAAACTAAAGTAAATAAGTCAACATTTAGTAATATGAAGCGTGCTGAAAAGGACGAATTACTTTTAAAGATGGCTCAAATGTTGGGGTTAGTTGATGAGTAGAACAATAGAAAAATTGACAGAAATAATAAAAGAACAGGAAGCAACAATAGAAAAACTTAAGATGGATAATGAAGAAAAAGAGAATTTAATAAAGGAGTTGGTAAAAAGTGGATAATTTAGACGATTTTTTAGCATTTGGAAAGGGCACGTCAATATTCAAATCTCTAGTGCTTTTCTTTAGTTTCATAGCGTCGACAATACTTGGAGGTTGGGATATGGCTTTGAAGGTTTTAGTATTTGTAGTAATAACAGATTTCATGACAGGAGTCCTTGCAGGAGCATATGAAGGTAAGCTGTCAAGCTCTATAGGGCATAGAGG